GCTTAACTTATTAATTACAACTATATTGAAAGGAAACAATTAAAATGGGATTCTTAGTATCACCAGGAGTCGATGTAAAAGAAATCGACCTAACAAATGTGATCCCAGCTGTATCAACATCAATCGGAGCGACCGTTGGCAATTTTGCTTGGGGACCTATGGATGAAGTAGTAACAGTTGGATCAGAAAAAGATTTGGTTGCCGCATTTGGTAAACCAAACGACACAACGTTTCAGTATTTCTACAATGCTGCTACGTTTTTAAACTACGGAAATAACCTAAAGGTTGTCAGGTCTGTAGCAGCGTCTGAATCAGCAAAAAAATTCAACTGATTCAACAGGTACTGCACAGCTGATAAAAAATAAAGCTGACTTTGTCGCATCAAATACTACACAAGAAGCCGATGGGCTTTTCATTGGTAAATATGCAGGCGAGGCTGGTAACGATTTAAAGGTTACAGTCATATCGCCTACTAACACTGGTGGAACAAACACAGCTGCGATTTTTACTAAATTTTTTAGTAATACACCAGATGCGAATGAATTGCACATTGTTGTTGAAGATGCTGGTGGAAGTTTCGTCGATGGCGCGACTGCTGCTGCACCAAAGGTTTTAGAAATCTTTGAAAATGTATCTTTAAGTGCAACAGCAAAAGGAGAAACAGGAGGCTCAAACTACTATATTGATGTATTGAGAGATCGCTCTAACTTTATCTATGCTGGTCACCCAATTGCTAGTAACGATACAAGTTACACCGCTTCAGCTGATACACAATATACACTAGCAGGAGGCGTTGATGGAGTAGCAACCCAGACTGAAGCAACAACAGATTTTGCTGAGTTCTTCGGAGATGCTGAATCAAACGACGTAAACTTCTTTATTGCAGGTGCCGTATCGACCTCCGATGCAAATGTTGCTATTACTGCAGCGCAGACACGTAAAGACGTTATTGGTATTGTAACTCCACCAACTACAAGCGATGTAGATCAGACTAATACTCAGACATCAGTAGACAACGTTAAATCATGGGCTGATGGAATCAACTCATCGTCTTATGGTGTTCTTGGAGGAGCAAACATATATGTATATGATAAATATAACGATACAAATCGTTGGGTATCATCTGCTGGTTCAATTGCTGGTCTAATGGCTTACACCGATGATGTTGCAGACGCATGGTTTTCACCTGCAGGCTTCAATCGTGGTCAAGTACGTAATGTTATTAAACTATCTTATAACGCAACTGGCGCTCAAAGAGATACGTTATACAAAGCACGCGTTAATCCAATTGTTTCTTTCCCAGGACAAGGAACTGTATTATTTGGAGATAAAACCGCATTATCTAAACCATCTGCATTTGATCGTATCAATGTGCGTAGACTATTCATTACAATCGAAAAGGCAATTGCCACAGCTGCTAAATTCCAGCTATTCGAATTCAATGATGAGTTTACACGTGCAATGTTCCGCAACATGACAGAACCTTTTCTTCGTGAAGTAAAAGGTAGACGTGGTATTAGCGACTTCGCAGTTATCTGTGATGAAACAAATAACACTGGAAACGTTATCGATACAAATCAGTTTGTAGCAGATATATACGTAAAACCAGCTAGGTCAATTAACTACATTACACTTAACTTCATTGCAACACGCACTGGAATTGAGTTTTCTGAAGTAATTGGCGAGTAATAACTATAAATAATATAGAAAGGAAATAACAATTATGGCAACTTTAGGAGTAGACGATTTTAAATCAAAACTAATTGGTGGTGGTGCTAGAGCAAATTTGTTCAAAGCAACTGTAAACTACCCAGCTTATGCAGCAGGAGACACCGAGCTTTCTTCATTCTTATGTAAGGCAGCTCAACTTCCAGCTAGCATAGTAGCTCAGCTTGATGTCCCATTTCGTGGACGTCAATTGAAAATTGCTGGTGATCGAACATTCGAAAACTGGACAATTACAATCATTAATGATTCAACAATGGAAATCCGTAACGCCTTTGAGCGTTGGATGAACGGTATTAACGAACATGTTAATAACACCGGCCTTTTGAATCCAAATGAATACATGGCTGACATGGCAGTTGAACAACTCGATAGAGGAGGTAACATAACTAAAACGTATGACATTCGCGGAGCATATCCAGTGAATGTAAGTGCGATTGATTTGAGTTATGACACTAATGACGCAATCGAAGAGTTCACAGTTGAATTGGCTTACCAATATTGGGAATCAAACACAACAACATAGTTTTAATTAACTTATAAGCAAAC